CATTATCAGAAATGATCAATGACCTATTGACAACGTATAAGTATGGTTGGAAAACATCTTACTATCAAAACACATATGATGGTAAAAAAGATGAAGATGAACCGGCACATCCAGTAGGTTTTAAAGATAATGTGCCAGAAAAAACAAATCAAATAGATGATGATTGTGAGTCTTGTAAAATATGATATATGAATGTTTTTCTTTTTTAAATGAATTTGATATGTTAGAATTAAAACTACAAGAACATTATCCTTATGTTGACAAATTTATTATTACTGAAAGTAACAAAAATTTTAATCAAGATGATAAAGAATATATATTACAAACACAATGGGATAGATATAAAAAATATCATAACAAAATAATTTATCAAAAATATGATGCCAACAATTTATTACCAGGATGGAAAACAGAAAGAGCTCAAAGAAGTTATTTAAAAGAAAATATAAAATTTAATAAAGATGATATAATAATATCAAGCGATTGTGATGAATTTTTATGGCCATCAGATTGGAAATGGATTAAAAAAGAAAATTTTAAAGATTATAAATATGTGATAAGATATTTAGGAGTATCTTATTGGGGGTATGCAGACATAAAAATACTAAATTCAGGCAGTTGTGGAGCTTTAACATTAATTCCAGGACACCTATATACTAGATTAGATGAAAATAGATGGGATTCTCCTAAGACTATAAAAAACAATGGTGTACATTTAACTTGGTTTGGAGATAAAAAAACATTTGAAGAAAAGTTTAAAGGTATAATTGAAACAAGAGATTGGACAAAAAAAGGATTAACTAATTTAGAATCTTCATGGCAAGACAAATTAAAATTAGATCTTTTTAAACACAAAGTTCCTAATAAAAAAATTGAAAGAATAAATTTAAAAGATAATAAAGATTTTACAGAAACAATGAAAGAATTTATAAAAAATAAAAAGGAATGGTTGCACAATGAGTAGAAGCGTATTTAATAAATCGAAAGGTTTAGACTTTACTAAAGCACAAATGTTTTTTGGTGAAGATTTGGCAGTTCAAAGATATGATACATTTAAGTATCCTATTTTTGATAAGTTAACACAACAACAATTAGGTTTCTTTTGGAGACCTGAAGAAGTATCATTACAAAAAGACCGTAACGATTACCAAGAATTAAGACCAGAACAAAAAAATATATTTACATCTAATTTAAAATATCAAACAATGTTAGATAGTGTGCAAGGCCGTGGACCTTGTTTGGCATTTTTACCGTTCTGTTCTTTACCTGAATTAGAAGGTTGTATTGTAACTTGGGATTTTATGGAAACAATACACAGTAGATCATATACTTACATTATAAAAAATCTATATGCAAATCCTGGTGAAATCTTTGATACAATTATTGAAGATAAGAAAATTGAAGAACGTGCTGAGTCTGTAACTAAATATTATGATGATTTAATTGAAATGGGTTACAAGTATCAATTGACTCCTGATAAAGTTGATATGTATGAATTAAAGAAAAGATTATGGAAGGCTTTAGTAACAGTAAATATATTAGAAGGCTTAAGATTCTATGTATCATTTGCTTGTAGTTTTGCTTTTGGTGAATTAAAGTTATTAGAAGGTTCAGCAAAGATTATTTCTTTTATTGCTCGAGATGAAAGCCAACATTTAGCAGTATCACAAAGAATTATTAATAACTATAAAGACGTAGAGAACGACAAAGTAATGTTAAAAGTAATTAAAGATACAGAAAAAGAAGTTTATAAAATGTATGATGATGCTGTTGCTTCTGAAAAACAATGGGCAACTTATTTGTTTTCACAAGGTTCAATGATAGGGTTATCAGAAAAACTTTTACACCAGTTTGTAGAATACACAGCAAATAGACGTATGAAGGCCATTGGTTTAGATCCTGTTTATGATACAAAAATAAATCCATTACCTTGGGTAGATCATTGGTTGAATAGTAGATCAATGCAAAACGCTCCACAAGAAACAGAAATTGAAAGTTATATAATTGGTGGTATTCAACAAGATGTTAAAAAAGATCAATTTAAAAAGTTTAAATTATAATGATCACTAAACAAACAAAAACTTGTCCTTCCTGTCAAACTAAATATGTAATAGCGTGGAACAATGAAGTACACGAAATGACACCTATCACGTGTCCTTTTTGTGCTCACGCAATAGATGAGGAAGTTAGTGAAACAGATAACGACAGTTGGGATTGATTTTAGTTTAAACTCACCGGCCATTTGCGTCAGTACAGGTAGTTTTAAATTTGAAGAATGTAAATTCTTTTATCTTACAAGTAAAAAGAAACACATTGGTAATATGATGAAAAATATATTAGGCACAGATCACACTGAATATAAAAATCCTATAGTACGATTTGAAAATCTATCAAGTTGGGCATTATCAATCATAAACAAATTAACAGACCCACAAATTTTTATTGAAGGATATTCTTTTGGTAGTAAAGGTCAAGCCGTATTTCAAATAGCAGAAAATGGTGGTATACTAAAATATAGATTAAAAGAATATAATTATAGAATATTAGTACCAAGTGTCATTAAAAAATTTGCTACAGGTAAAGGTAATGCAGATAAACAAAAGATGTATGACCAATTTACAAAAGATACTGGCACAAATCTTATGAAAGTTTTTGATATACCCACACTCAACAATCCTATTACAGATATTATAGACGCATATTATATAGCAAAGGCCGGTTATGAAAATATTAAGAGCTAAAAATATATCTACAAAAATTAATTTTCCTTTACAGCTTTTTGATGTAAAAGAATTACGTATAATACCATCAATAGATTGGTTAAGTAAAAAAATAAACATATATAGGTATAAAAGTAGTTTTGAAAAAGTAGGAATGTTATATCCTATTGTTGTTACAGACGAAAAAGAACAATGGGTAAAAAATAGAATATTACCTAAAAATTCACAACACAAAGATGAAGATGGAAATTTAATAAAAGGATTATACGTGCATGTAGGTAATAAAAGAGTTTTTTGGGCCAAAGAAAATGGTTATGATAAAATAGAAGGTTATTTTATTACACAAGAGAAAGACAAAACTTTAATTCAAAATCTAACACATATAAACCACGAAAGCATACCCAAATAAAATATAAATACAATAAAGGATATTATGATTTCATTATTATTACCCACTAGAGGCAGACCTCATTTGATGAATGACTTTATAAAAAGTTATAAAAATAATTCAAAAAATAAAAACGAACTATTAATATATTTACAAAAAGATGATCCTACTGTAGGTCAATATATAGATGTATTTAAAAGTTTTAATTTAATAGAAAATATTGATTACTTTATATTAGATCCATTTCCAACGGGACATATGTGGAATTTATTAGCAGATAAAGCAAAAGGTGATTTATTATGTCTAATGGGAGATGATGTTATTATAGAAACGATAGGTTGGGATACTATGATTGAAGAAGCTGCAAAAAAATATGAAGATAATATATTTGTAATAACACAAAATGATGGAAGATCAGATTTAAATAATTTAGGTTGCCCTCATCCTGTTATTCACAAAAGATGGAAAGAAATTTTAGGATTTTTTATGCCGCCTATGTTTATGCACAGATATTTAGATACTTATACTACAAGATTAGCTATTGAGTTAAATAGATATATTCAATTACCTAACGTTAAATTTACACATAATAAACTTTCAGTAAAAAAAGACAATACGGGTGTTTTGTCAAGAAGTTGGTTGCCATTAGACAAATATAATTATGAAATATCAAAAAGATATTTTCAACACGATTTAGAATTATTAAGAAAGCACATAAAATGATCTCTATAGTTTGTCCTAGTCGTGGCCGTCCTGAACTTGCAAAAAAAATGATTGATTCTTTTTTAAAAAATCCAGGTTGTGAGGTAGAAATATTACTATATTTAAATGAAGATGACACAAAATTGCAAGAATATAAAATATTAATAGATAGTAAACACTATTCAATAGGGCCGGATAGAAATCCAGGTTATTCTTGGAATTTATTAGCAGAAAAAGCAAAATACAATATTATATTTTTAATGGGAGATGATGCTGAGAATATAACTGATAATTGGGGCAATATTGTTATAGATAATTTTAATTTACATAATGATAAAATAGTTATGATAGTTCCTGATATATGCAGAAAAACAGGTAAAGAATTGTGTCCTCATTTTTTATTACATAAAAATTGGATAAAAGCTTTGGGTTATTTTGTACCACCACATTTTAGTCAATGGTATGTAGATACTTGGACACGTGATATAGCAAAAGCGTTAGGCAGATTTTTTATATTAAAAAATTTTCAAGTTCCTATTAAAATTGATGTAGGAGATGAAACAGATAAAAGATACAAAAAAACTTGGTTGATTGAAAGAGATAAATGGTTATTTAATATAACATCGAGATGGAAAGAAAGTGATATACAAACTTTAAAAAAATTTATAGAAGGATATAAAAAATGAAAATTTACATTACGGGCATAGCAGGTTTTTTAGGTAGTCATTTAGCAAAAAGAATGTTATCTTTAGGACATCAAGTAGGCGGAAACGATAGTATGATAGGTGGTGAAAAAGACAATTTACCAGAAAATATTAAGTTTGATTTAACTGACTGTTGTGATTATGACCGTATGCTTGAAAATACAAAAGGTTATGATATAGTGTATCATTGTGCTGCCACAGCACACGAAGGTCTTTCTGTATTTTCTCCTAACTTTATAACTAAAAACATTTATCAGGCCAGTGTTGCAACTATAACGGCCGCTATACAGAATAAAGTTAAAAGATTTGTTTATTGTTCATCAATGGCAAGATATGGACATCAAAAAAATCCATTTACAGAAGATATGAAACCAGAACCAGTAGACCCTTATGGTATAGCAAAAGTTGCTGGAGAAGAAACATTAAAATTATTAGCAGAGATACATGGTATGGAATATAATATTGCAGTGCCACATAATATAGTAGGGCCAAATCAAAAATATGATGACCCTTATAGAAACGTTATGTCTATTATTATTAATAGAAACCTACAAGGTAAACCAGCTATCATATATGGAGATGGTGAACAAAGTAGATGTTTTAGTTACGTTGATGATGTTATATATTGTTTAGAAAAACTTGCTTTAGATGAAAATATTAAAGGCGAAACTATTAATGTTGGACCTGATGAAGAATCTTCTTCTATTAATAATCTAGCTTCTTTAATTTCAAATGCTACAGGTTATAATGGTAAACCTGAATATGTGCCTGAAAGACCACAAGAAGTTAAACACGCAACGTGTTCGGCCGATAAAGCAAGAAGATTATTAGGTTATGAAACTAAAACATCATTAAAAGAAGCCGTTATAAAAACAACCGAATATGTTAAAAATAGAGGAGTAAGACCTTTTAAATACTATTTATCACTAGAAATAATAAATGATAAAACGCCTAAAACATGGACAAATAAAACTATATGAGTTTACTAATAGAAAAATACGAAGAAGCTTGCAAAACAAAATCTGACATTAATGAACATTTGCCTACATTAAAAAAATATGCTGATGAATGTAATCACATCACAGAATTTGGTACAAGGACAGGAGTTAGTACGTGGTCTTGGTTAATGTCAAGTGCAAAAACAATTAGATGTTTTGATATTGATAATGGAGTAATGAAATATATAAAAAATCATCATATAGTTGCTGAAGAATTAAATAAAGATTTTACATTTACTTGTGTAAATACTATTGCAAAAGGATTAGAAATAGAACCTACCGATTTATTATTTATAGATACGCTTCATACTTATGAACAAGTCATAACAGAATTAAAAATGCACAGTAACAAAGTTAGAAAATATATTTTATTTCACGATACTAGTTCACATCCTTCAAATGCGAAATCTGTTGAATACGAAAGAGAAGTTAACAAAGCTGTAAATGAATTTTTAGATACAAATAAAAATTGGATTTTAAAAGAAAGATTTACAAACAATCACGGTTTAACGGTAATAAAAAGAATATAATGAAAATTTTGGTAGTTACTACATATAATAATAAATTGTTTGAGGAATATGCACATAGGTTTAAAAAAACCTATAACTGGCCTTTCGATTTAAAAATTCATAATGAAGATGAAAAATTATTTGAAGAAATTCCAAATTGTAAAAATTTTGTTGAAAGAAACAAAAATAGAATTGTAAAAACTTATGTACACGATGGCGTTAAATTTTGTTATAAAATTTATTCTTATACACACGAAATATTAAAATCAAATGATTATGATGGTTTAATAGGTATAGATGCTGACAGTGTTTTTTATAAACCAATTGATGAGGAATTTATTAAAACTCATATACATAAAGATGATTGTATGATGACATATTTGGGTAGAGGAAATCATTATAGTGAATGTGGATTTTTATATTTTAATTTAAAACATCCTTATATTAAAAAATATGCAGAAGAAATGCAAAAAATGTATAATGAAGATTTAATATATAAAGAAGAACAACAACATGATAGTTTTATATGGGATTTGATAAGAAAAAAATTTGAAAAAGATTATGCAGTAAAAAATAATGATATAGGAGATCACAAAGTAGGTCATGTACAATCACGATCTATATTAGGAAATTATTATGATCACACAAAAGGTAGCTCAAGAAAACAATTAGGAAAAAGTCCAGAGGCTAGAGTATGAAATATAAAATAATTTGTTTGAAAGACGTTAAAATATCAATTAATAATGCAAGACAATGTATAGAACAAGCAAGAAAATTTAATATAGAATTTGAAATTTTTGATGCAATAGATGGAAGAGATGCCAAAAATCATTTTAAAAATTTAAAAATAAATAAAAAATGGGATTTTAAAGATGGCGGAACTATAGGTATCGATGGATGTTTTTTGAGTCATTTTTATTTATGGAAAGAATGTTTAAATTATAATGTTCCTTATTTAATATTAGAACACGATGGATATTTTATAAAAAAATTACCAGAGGATATATTAAATAAATTTACAGATGTTTTAAAGTTGGATCATTTAGATCCTTATTCTGTTTATTATAATGAACAAATAGAAAGTTATAAAAATTTAAATAATTCAGTTATTGATTATTATAATGATTATTCAAAACAAACACATCTACACGAAACAGGTTCATATTTAAGAGGAGCATATTCATACATAATTAAACCTTCAGGAGCCAAAAAATTAATAGATAGAGTTTATGAAAAAGGTTATTTACCTGCCGACTGTCAAATAGGCAATAAAATAGTTGATATAAAAGTTTGTATTCCCACTATAGCTAGATTACATCCAATTTACTCAGAAAATAAAAATATGTTAGAATTGTCAACAACAAGAGATTTAATAAAACAAATAAGGATGTTATAAAATGATAAACGTTTTTATAGGATACGATAGTAAAGAAAAGATAGCACATCACATATTATCAGAAAGCATATTAAGACACAGTACAAAACCTGTGGCCATCACACCAATATATTTACCAAATATTAAAGATGACTTTGTAAGAGAAAGAAACAGTCTTTCATCAACAGAATTTTCATTTAGTAGATTTATAATACCACACCTGATGAACTATCAAGGTTGGGCTTTGTTTATGGATTGTGATATGTTAATGATGGCCGACATAGCAGAACTATGGCGATTAAGAGATGACAAGTATGCCGTTCAAGTATGTAAACACGATTACACACCTAAAGATGAAACAAAATTTTTAGGTCAAGTA